GTTTGCAAATACAAAACCAATATCATTTGCTCCGTCGTTTAATTGAACTAAGTAATTGAATTGTTCTTTTTTAACTTCACTTCTCAATAATAATACTGAGTTATTACTACGACCTCTTTGTGGATTTTCCATTCTCCAATTACCAGTCTTAGCGTGAATCATCTCATCATCATTAGGGTCAACAATCATATTTAACGCCGAACGTCTAACACCACCTGATAATACTGCATCCGCGGAGTGACAAATAATATCAAATGCTAATATAGGACGAATTTTATTTCCTTCTGTTGCAATCCACTTTTCAATTAATTGTTCAATTTTTTCCAATGATTGTTTTAAACCATCAGGACCAGGTGCCTTGAAACCTCCACTGATAAATGCACCTTTCTCACGAATTAAAGAATAATCTAATTTAACTTCATATCCTGCATATTCAGGGAATGGTTGGTCATCAACAAAGTAAGATGATAATAATACACCTAACGCGTTTGCCCAACCTTCAATTGAATCTTCAATGTAAAAAGTTTTAGTACCTAACGTTCTTTTTTGTATTCTACTCAAATTGTTTACAAATGGAATTAATAATCCTCCTCCAAACCCACAACCAGATAATGCCAAATAGAAAATCTCTTGGAATACTCTGTTACGAGCAATATGTCCTGATGTACAGTTAAACATTCTTGTATTATGTTTCATGATTTGTTCATGTCTGTATTGTAAGTTTCTTTGTGAAGCTAATACAGCTTGATCTTTCATACTTTCAACGGCAGATTGTAAATATGGTTCAATAGCATCTGCATATTGTACATATTTTTTTCTGTGTCCGTCAATTATGTTCTCACATGCGTCTTCCCATGTTTCGTACCTTTGTTCTTCTTCTTTCCATTTAAAATAGTCTGAGTGTAACTTCAAGTCACTCAGAAATTTTTTACCTTTCTGCATTTGTGTTCTCTTTATTTTTTGTGTTTATTAATTACTTACTTGCCACTTGTTGTCTCCTTTTAAACGCCTCAGCGGCTCTGTTAGCGTTTATTTGAACTTTTTGCTCTTCGTGTCCCAATAATGTGTTTTGAGACTCTGTATCAATAAGAAGGAACTCGTTATTGAATTTACAGTTTTGGAAAACAACACCATCTCGACCAATACGAGATTTTAATAATGTAAGAGTTGCCAAGTTATGGTCTTTTTGTTCTAATGTTTTACCAATAGATAATATAACGTGTGCAATCTGTGCTTTCTTAATTGATCCTCCCATTTGATCTCCTGTTACCACTTCACTTGAAATTGACTCACGGTTACCTTGTGTTGCTGTCCATATTGCCATTTCAAATTCACCTGTCATAGATTCTAAACTTCTCATAATAGAACCTTCACCTTTCCACTCTTCACCATTTGCCGATTTATCAGTTGAGATACAATCAACGTAATCAATCACCAATAAATCAACTTTTTTACCTCCTTCAGAATTCATCTTTCTGATTTTATTTTTAATCTCAGAAACGGTAACATTATCGCTTGCTAATTTTAATAACTTCAAACTACCTTTAGATTTAGCTTGTGCTTCCTCTACTTTTGCCTTAACTTCTTCCTTAAATTCAGGTTGAGAGTCAGGTGCAATTTCAGTCCAAATTGTATAGTGTTTTCTTTTAATATTACCTGGATTGTCTTCGAAGAAAATTTGTACAACATTATAACCTAAGTTATAAGCGGTGTTAGCAAACTTTGTAAGTAAGGTAGTTTTACCAGTACCCGTAGGTGCTAATACAACCCCCAATTCTCCAATCCCTAACCCACCCTTAAGTAAGTTGTCAATTCCCACAATACCTGTCGGTAATGGGTGTCTAAAGTCCTTTTCTAACGCTCCATCGATATCGTGAAATACATCCGTCGCTTCATCATTGGAAATACCAACTTGTAATGCTTTTTGAATGATTTCCTCAATCTTATTGTAAGCCTCAAACTCACCACTTTCAATGATACTCTGTACACTCTTTAACTCTCTTTTCAAGTTTTGTTGTTTACAGAAATTAAGAGCAGTGTCTTTTACGTATTCAATTTGTGACTCATTATTTTTAATTGCTTCTAATGTATCAACATGAATTTTAGAGGAATCTTTGTTTCCACCTTCAGCCATGATTTTCTGTGCTAATGTATTATAATCAGGAATTTTATTGTAATTCTTATACAACTCTTTTGTATTTTCCATAATAAATCTAAATGAGTTATTATCAAAAAACTTACTGTCTAATACATCAATAATTGTTTCTCCATACTTCTTATCTTCAATGATCGCTTTAATAAGGGATTGTTGAAACGAAAATCCCAAATACCCAAAATTCCTTTCTTCCATAGTGTTTATTATATATTGTTTTTTCTTATAATTCGTATCCTAAATAACTTGTCTCCAATTCTTCCGAAGACAAAATGTCTGTCAAATCTGACAAAATTCTCTTCAACCTTGGACGGATATCAACCGTATATCTTGCCTTTGGATGATAAAGATATGCGGGGAATAATCTTTGAATAAATACATCCTCACCTAACTTAATTTCTAATAAAAAATGTTCTTTTTCTGAAATTGCCATCTCATCCACAACCTCTGAATGGAGGATATAGTTTTGATTTTCACATAGGTAGTTGGAACTTTTTATTTTTAAATCTTCCATAAAATCTTCACAAATATTTTTAACATAATAATGAAGATCCATTGAACGTCTAGATTGATCAACATGATCTCTAACGTTAAAAAATCTTTGACATACGATATGTCCTTCTAATGACAACATGAATTCAAATTTTGTTATGTTTTCTTGGTTTTGGTAATCTCTACTCATAGGGTCTTACTTTAATTGTTTTTTTTAAATTGTTGTTTATATTTTTTTCTTTTCTTGTTAATCTAAGAAAAGGGTTTAAAAAGTTTATCCAAGCATCTTCTGATTTTGGTAAGACATTGAATAGTCCGTCCTCTTGCATCATTTTCATCGCATTTTTGTACGATCTACCTTCTTGGTCTAATGATTCATTTATCAACAAGTCAATAATCTCTTTCGCCTCATCCGTTAAAAACGGTTCATCCAAACTTACAATTCTATTGTTTACGTCGAAGAATTCCTCACCAAGTACACCGTGTTTTGTTACACCGGTCAATAAATTAGCGATTAATTTATTGTGTTTGTCTTGTTCAAATAATTGGTTACATCTATCTTTAACCTGATCAACTGTAATTGATTGATTTTTTAGTTCAGGAACCAAAGACAATAATCTTTTAAGTCCCATTCCTCTTATTCCTGCAATGTTGTCTGATGAGTCTCCACAAATCATTTTAACTAAACGAACATTTTCGATGAGAATTTCTTCGTGTTCGTAAACGATTATATCATTAGGTGAATATAATTTCCTATGTGATGGATTATAAACTTGTGTGTTTTGTGAAACGAGTTGAGTTAAATCCCCGTCTGATGAATAAATAATTTTTTTTTCCTCGGGTGAGTTTTGAGTATAGTAAGCGATGTTATCATCGGTCTCACAATACTCAAATTCCCCTTGTCTTACATATAATTCTTCAAGATATTGTTTAATTCTATCTCTCTGATATAAGTAAGATTGTAAATCTTCTTCTGTTCTAACTCTTTGTCTTCTGTTTTCTTTGTAGTGAGAATATATTTTTCTTCTACTTTGTGATCCTTCTTGACCATCCCAAAAAACAACAATCTTGTCTAATTGGTATTCCTCAAAAGATCTTCTTAGGGTGTTTAGAAAGTGGTAGATACCACCAATGTGAGTTCCCTTGTAAAACACATTCTTTGCTCCGTAATAACCAATAGTTAATAGATTATCTCCATCAACAAGTAAAACCGACATTTGTTAAATTTAAAGATCACTATCTTCTGTTACAACTTCTACGTCTGTGATGTCTGTAACATTAACACCTAACATCTTACTGATGTAATCACCACTATCTTTTTTATAATCCTCGATAGATTTCTTCTCTTCAGAATCTTCTCTACCTGGCATAAATCCATGTGATGTAACCAAGATACGTCCATCTTCATATCCTAAACCATTGATGTGGTTTTTCATAATTGAGATTTTTGTTCTTGTCGCTATTTTAACTTTTCTCTTATCTTTTGTGATTGAAATTTTTGTTGTTCCTGCTCCTTTTTGATTACCAAATAAGAATACAATACTTGAATTTAACCAAATTGCCTCTCCACCTTTTGCTTTAATCTTCGGTTGTC